TTAAATTGCGATAAAATCAGCTAGCTTCTCAGCTACATTATCGGTTTGATTTTTAGATAGGTGGGTGTATAAATCCATTGTAATTGATATCTTGGCATGACCTAGACGTTCTTGTGCTAGCTTTGCAGGAACTCCCGCCTCAAATAGCAATGATGCGTGAGTATGTCTAAATCCATGAGGGTTTATTTTTTTTAGATGATGCCGTTCAACGGTTCTTTTAAGCCTACGTCTAACCGTGCTTGTAAGCAGATTAAATACTCTAAAAGACCCATGTAGCGGTCTGACACTCTGCCTCATATACTCCTTAGCCAGTCGCATTGTTTCCTGATCCATGGAGATAGTGCGACTGCTTTTTTTAGTTTTGGGATTTTGAATGACCTTACCTGCCTTGGTTTGTGCTAAAGTTTTTGTTATACTGATAGTGTTATTGGTAAAATCAAAATCAGTATCATATAAGGCAACAGCCTCACCAATTCTTAGTCCACCATAGGCTAATAACCGGTAGATTAACAACATTTCTAGACTCTCTTCTTTTTTAACAATATCCAAAAAGATTAGTAATTCCTCCTTAGAGTAGAACATTTTTTCTTTATGGGCATAGGTACATCTAGCCCTTATTGTCCTATCCATTGGGTTATTCTCAATAATTCCTAAATGTACTGCAAACTTAAAAATCCTGTTGATAACACTGATGTAGCTAGCGCATGCGCTATATTGTGCTAAGTGGTTGATTAAGTTTTGACAGGCCATAACTGTTATTTTACTGATTTGTGATTTACCAATATGCGGTTTTATTGTTGATTTATAGTAGTTTTGGTTAACCAGAAATGTTGACGGTTTGACTGTATTCTTATACTGCTCAAACCACAGTCTGGCTGCGTCATCAAATGTAGTCTTATCATTGTTTTTCCAAGCGCCTTGACGCTGAAAATCATCAACCAGTTTTACCTCTGTTCTTTTAGCTTCTCTTTCTGTTTTAAAACCTTGTCTAGTTGTCCTGACTTGTTTACCAGTCATGGGATCAACCCCGAGATATGCTCTTAAGCGATAGGCAGTTGTGCCATCTTTTTTAGTGTATTTTTCAATCATTGTTTTTTCCTCTCTCTTTGCGCTGGGGAGTGCTGATTTTGAGATAGGATATTGGCATCACCTCCTTTGTGTGATATAATTCAGAGTATAAGAAAATGAGCTATTTAAAGCTTACTTCTTATTGATTGCATATTGCCTTACGCTCTCCTCGACCAAAGTTGAGCGTGGGGCTTTTTTATTTAAAGAAATTATTAACACTTACGTACTGAGCCTGCATAAGCTTAGTTTTTAAGGTTTTAATTTCTCCGGTTTGTATATTTCTTAAGGCTACCGTTGCTTTCCCAGGTATTTCTTCAGAAGTGGTTGTGGCAGTAGTGTTAATAGTTCCTTTTTTCTTTCTAGCCCCACCAGCTATTCCACCGATAATGGTTCCAACGCCTGGCGCCAAAACTGTACCTATTGCTGCCCCTCCTAGAACACTACCAGAACGCCCTTTTTGAGTAGTTTTCCCTTTTGTTACTGTTTTTTCAATAATTCGTGAGCCATCAAATTGAAGGTTAACAAACTCATAAAGCTCAGGAGTTTCAGAATAAAAACCAATATAATATTTTCCATCTATGGTTTTTCGTATGGTCGTTGGTGTTCCTAGTCCTAAATTTAGGGCAGGGGGTAGAATTATTTTGCTTTCTTGTGAGGCTTTTTTTCTTAATTCGTTAGCTTTAATTGCACCCTCTTTAGCTTTCCCTGCAGCTGCTATGGCAAATCCTTTTAATTTAGCTATATCCATGCCTATCTCCTTAACTAATTAAAAACTCTAATTCTTCCTTGACCATCACTTCGTCAGCGATTGAGGTCAGTTCATATTTTTCCATGAATTGGATGTAGTTGAAATCCTCCATATTATCCCAATGGGATAGCTCTTCTTTTAAGAGATGGTGTATCATACATCTATCTGCTTGTAGCTCTGCTTTTTCTTTATTTAGCTTGTAATAACTCGCAGTATGTTCTCTATGTCCTAGTTCATGATAGATGACTTTGTGTTTATATATACCGTCAAGATAAGTGTCAATCGCAATGACGTTGTGTTTTTTATTAAACATTCCAGGGGTGTTTGTACCCCTACCATCAAAATACACTAAATCGATGCCTTTTTCCTGACAGACTGTTTCTGGTGTCATCATAGAGCTGTCCTCTCTATTTTCTATTTTTGATGCGCGTTTCCAATATAGATGTGATAAGGTCTATATCCTCGTCGTTGAGTTCGTGTCCGTCGAAGAAGAAAGTTTCTTCTGCATCTTTTTTTAGATCAATTGCGACCGAAGTGTGCCCATCTTGCGCAATCTTAGGATTATCTGTCCTGCCAAGTAAATAGTCGGTAGAAACATTAAAGTAGTTAGCTATTTCTCCTAGCCTCTCTGCGTTCGGAGTTGAGTTCTTTATTTTATACAGCGTATTTCTGCCGTAGTTTAAGTCCTCTTCTACCTGTCCGAGCGATTTACCTTGTTTCTTTGCCAGTTCCTTTATTTTTTCGAATGTTGAAAACATTGATATATCAACCTTTCCGAGCATGACAAAAAATATTTTAGAAAATTTGGTGTAAAATTATTGACTTTTACCAAATTTGGTGTAAAATAGTTTTTGTAAGATAGTTAGTAAAAAACGAAGTTAAACTTTTTACAAATCTTTTTAAGTAGTTGGGGAACTGCGGAATATAAAAGAGTTATAAAGGTTATAACTAGGTTTTTCTTATGCCTTCATTTTATCTTATATGGTGTAATGTGTCAACTATTTTTAAGAAAATTTACTAACTTTCTTGCTTACAAATTAAAACACCATCCAGCTGCTATCTGAATGGTGCTACGGAAATTATTCTGCTCAAACTAATATTTGCGATTTCTGTGGTCGTCCGGCCAGGACGCCAATGAAGATATAGGAACCCCTATTGGGTCTTGCTAGTCAAGTGCGGTAGGCAAAAGGAAAACCTACAAACGAATCCATCTTCTACTGAGACACAGTCTCCTTCAAAAACTCGGACAAACGAAAAGTCCTCCTTTCATAAAAGGTTACTTGCATTATAAACATGCAAGTAGAAAAATCAATTTGGTTGTTGTTAAAAGTTGGCAGAATAACGTTTCCGTTAAGTTGTTTTAAATAAATTTACTTACTAGAAAGGAGCCTAACGCATGTCAGACAACACAGTCGCTGTTGAAAAAATTAAGAAGTATCTGCTTGACAATAAGCTAAAACAAGTTGACTTAGCAGTTACCTATAATAAAGAACCGCAAGATGTGGCGAATATCTTAGCTGGAAGAAAAAAAGATCCAGCATCAAATCGTTTTGTCTTAAAAGTTATTTCAGATTTAAAAATCAGATAGAAGAGAAATACACGAACCACTTGCTTAACACAATTCTAGAAAGGAACCTTATGACAGACGCAGAAAAACAAAATTATGATGCCCTTTTTATTAACATTTTTGAGCGTTTAGAAAAACTGGAGGAAGGCTATGATTTTAGCTCTGTAGTTACAACTACGGAGGTCCAAAATAGCGGCGGTGTTCAATATTGTGAATGCGAAGAAGACGGAACTGTAGTCAAAACAGTATCCAAGAGGAGCTTAGGCAACTGATAATTATATCAAAAAAAAGTCTGACGGGAATCGGACTCAAAACAAACTTAATTTACTTAATTATATCACGAAAGGGGTGATAAATCCATGCAATCGCAACTTACTTACGATCTACTCAAAAAGCAGATAGCAGAAGAACTTTTTGATGAGTTTAAGAAGCTCATACAGGAAAAAGATTTAGCAAATCAGTGGGTCAATCAAACAACGCTCGTCACTGAATATGGCTACTCACGGCAAACTGTAAAACGCATGGAAAGCTATGGCCTTAAATCTTTTAAAAACGGTAAAGACAGAATGTATTGTCTTGCTGATGTCAATGAAATTAAACACTTAATGAAACAATAAGCGCTGGGGAGTGCTAGAGGAGTATAACATGAACAAACTAGAATTATTTTTATTAGCAATAACCATCATCTTAGCAATCATCGCTAGGGTGCAATATGAAGTCATTAAAAAACATAACTCGCCAGAGAATAAACGCAGAATTTTTAGAGAAGTGGCTTTAGAAAACAGCAAGAAATGGAGTGCAGAACGTTATGTCTAAATGGGAATTACAAAAACAACTACTGGAAAATGCGACAGATTTTGAGAGCACAGTTGAGGCTTTACTTGACTTAAACGAGTCTGGCGAAATATCTGATCTGGAACTCTTACTGAGCTTAAAGGATAAATTCAGAAGCTATTCCAAAGAAAAAAATACGTATCCTTAATGAAATTCTCAAGCTAGGAGGCGCAGAACGATGACAACTTTTGAAAAGGTTATTAGTAAGCTTAATCGAATCGAGGGAGAATTAGCTAAACCTGAATCTGAAAGACGAGATAGCTTACCTATCCTATCTGCTCAGTTGAGTGCCATCAAGCAAGATTTAAAATTGATGCTTTGGGTTGAGCTGCCTTCGTTAAATAATGTGGAGAAATACGAAGCTCTTTATCAAGGAAATGATTTTAAATTCAGTGAAACTTTCTTAGAGCGTCAAGCGACGAGAAAAGCCTTTTGGAGACGATTAGCTAAGGAAACTTTTAAAGAAGACCAGGATAGGAGGAACTTTGTTAAGTTGGCTGAGAAATAATTTAAAGGCGCAACGTTGTCATGACAAGAATTTTTGTGGGGTAAAAAGAAATGAATATATCACTAAAATTTATTGATGAAACCCTAGCGGGTTTAAATACTATTTTACGTCAGGGGGGGGCTCTTGTTCCCAAAGCCAAGCCCTAGCGGACGCAGTTTTTATACTAACAGCTTTAAAACAAGTAATTGAGGAAAGAAAATGAACTATTTAGAATATGCACTAGCTTATCTTGAACGTGAGCTAGAAATTATTGACGACGAAGTTATCGAAGTTGAGTTGCCGGGCGGAGATTGGGAGTTTGTGCCTAACCCCTACTACGAGGAAGGTTTACATGATAGCCCATACTATCGTAGCCAGGTTGCTAAAGACATTCTTGATATTAAAGGACTTTTGGGGAGGTGAGGCTATTGATTGCATCAAAAAAGACGGCTTAGGAAACCGTCAACAATTATACACACTTAAATTATAACACAGAAAGAGAGAAACACAATGATTGAAGTAACTTTTAAAGCAGAGAGCATGGCAGGTGTTTTCGATGCTATGCGTGAAGCTCTGGATATGCCGAAGACAGTAACCAAGGATGTTGTTGAAGAAAAACCAGCTCCTAAAAAGAAAGAAGAGTCTGTAACTTTAACATTAGCTGATATTAAGAAAATGGCTAAAGCCAAGGTTGAAGAAGGGAAGTCAAAGGACATCAAGGAGGTCTTGAGAGAGATGAACGTCGCAAAAGTTGGTGAACTTGAAGAATACCAGTTTGCGGAGTTTGTTGAGAAGTTGGAGGCTCTCTAATGCCAGTAGAAAATCACGCACTACTGTCTGCTTCTAGTGCTCACAGATGGCTTTATTGCCCTATGCTACCGAGATTAGAAGCAGACTATCCTAGCCGCGACACCGTATACACTCAAGAGGGCACAAGCGCCCATGAGCTTTCTGAAATCAAACTGATGTACAAGTCTGGTAAAATCACCAAGCGTAAATTTAACACGTTAACCAAGGCTTTTAAGGAAAACTCAGACTTCTACAACGAAGAGATGGAAGAGATGACGGAGCTTTACACAGATATTGTTATGGAGCACCTAAATACTTATGAGAACGCCGAAATTGAACTTGAAAAACGGGTTGATTTTAGCGACTGGGTGCCTGGCGGTTTTGGGACTTCGGATGTCGTTATTTTGGCGGATGGGGTCATTGAAATTATTGATCTTAAGTATGGCAAGGGTATGCCTGTGTCTGCTAATCAAAACCCGCAGATGGGACTGTACGCTCTAGGAGCATATGCTTCCTACGATATGGTTTATGACTTTGATCGCATCAAGATGACAATTATTCAACCGCGTTTAGATTCGGTTAGTTCTGTTGACATTTACGTGGAGGAGCTACTCTACTGGGCGGATAATGTCGTATTGCCTATGGCAGCTCAAGCAGATGCAGGTATTGGTGACTGGAACCTAAGTGAAAAAGTATTGCAGTGGTCTCCTGTCGCAGCTAAATTGGTGCCAAGAGCGCAAGAAAACTGGGAATTAATTGATAAATATGACTATCAGGAGCCTGTCTATTTATCTGATGAAGCCGTCGCAGAGATCCTTGACAAAGCCTCAGCTATCAAGAAGTGGGTTGAGTCAGTTGAAGCCTATGCCTTGAAAGAAGCACTCTCAGGAAAAGAAGTTCCAGGCTATAAGATTGTCGAAGGTAGAAGTAATCGAGTTATCACTGATAAAGACAAAGCAATTGATATTTTACAAGATAACGGCTTTGACGATGAGATTTTTAAACCGAAAGAGCTGTTAGCAATGGGAGCCCTTGAAAAGTTAATAGGTAAAACCACTTTTGCTGATTTATTAGCAGAAGTAATTGATAAACCACAGGGCAAACCTGTACTTGTCCCTGAAAAGGATAAGCGCCCAGCAATAAACAGTTTAGAACAAGCAATTAAAGATTTTGAATAGGAGAAAAATAATTATGACAACAACACCAAACACAACTAAAGTAGTGACCGGAAAAGTACGCCTAAGCTATGTAGCTTTACTAGAGCCTAAAGCCTTTGAAGGCCAAGAGGCTAAGTATTCAACAGTTATCTTAATTCCAAAAACAGACAAAGTCACAATCAAGAAAATTAAAGACGCGCAGAAAGCTGCTTATGAAGCTGCCAAGGACAATAAACTCAAAGGGGTTAAATGGGAGCGCGTTAAGACAACGCTTCGTGACGGTGACGAAGAAATGGATACCGAAGAGCACCCAGAGTACACTGGTCACATGTTCATGTCAGTGTCAAGTAAAACTAAACCTCAAATCATTGATAAGTATAAAAATTTTGTTGATTCCGCAGAAGAAGTCTACTCCGGCGTCTATGCCCGTGTATCACTTAATGCTTACGCTTATAACACAGCTGGCAACAAAGGTATCTCTTGCGGATTAAACAACGTCCAAATTGTTGCTAAAGGAGACTACCTTGGCGGCCGTTCGTCAGCTGATGCAGACTTTGACGAGTGGAACGAAGAAGAGGACGAAGACGATATTTTATAGCAGAGGGCCTCTTTAGAGGCTCCTCATTTTTAAAGGAGAGGTATGAGACATTTAAATATTGATATTGAAACCTATAGTTCGAATGACATCAAAAATGGGGTTTACAAGTACGCTGACGCAGAAGATTTTGAGATTTTACTTTTCGCTTACTCTATAGATGGCGGAGAAGTAGAGTGCCTTGATTTGACAAGGCAGTCTCTACCTGAAGACATCAAAGATATGTTATTTGATGATAAAGTCCGAAAGCACGCCTTTAATGCCCAATTCGAAAGAGTTTGCCTCAGTCGTTACCTCGGCCTACCTTACTATCTAGATCCTTGCCAATGGCAATGCACCATGGTGCTGGCCCAAGAGTTGGGTCTGCCTTCAAGCTTGGAAAAGTGTGCGCTGTATTTAAAATTAGCGCAGGAAAAAGATACCTCGGGTAAAAACTTAATCAGATACTTTTCCCTGCCTTGCAAACCAAGTAAAACTAACGGTGGGAGAACTAGAAATTTACCAGAACACGCCCCCGAAAAGTGGCAAATGTTTATTGACTACTGCATCCAAGACGTTGTTGTTGAGATGGCAATCGCCGAAAAACTAGAGTCAGTTCCTGTGCACGACCGTGAATGGGATTACTACGCCTGTGACCAGAGAATCAACGACAGAGGCGTGGCGCTTGATAAAGAGTTAGTTGCTTCGGCCTTGTATTGTAAAGATGTTAAGATGGAAAGTTTGTCTGGGGAACTAAAAGCTCTAACAGGACTTGATAATCCTAATAGCAGGACGCAGTTGCTACCGTGGCTAAAAGAACATGGCTATTCGGCTAGTGGGCTGACTAAAGCAGATGTTGAGAAGGAGCTTAAGACGGCCGAAGGAGAACTTAAGAGAGTTTTAGAACTTAAACTACAAACCGCTATGTCAAGTCTAAAAAAATATGAAGCTATGGAAAGAGCTAGGTGCTCAGACGGACGAGTTCATGGGCTACTTCAGTTTTACGGGGCTAGCCGGACAGGAAGATGGGCGGGCAGAGTTGTCCAAGTACAGAACTTAGCTAGGAATTATATAAAGGATCTAGATGATGCTAGAGAGTATGTTAAAAAGCGTGACATTGATGCTGTGGAGATTTTATACGATAGCCTTAATGACACTTTAAAGCAGCTCGTGCGAACGGCCCTCGTGGCTAAAGATGGCTGTACCTTCTATGTCTCTGACTTCTCGGCGATTGAGGCTAGGGTGATTGCGTGGTTTGCTGGAGAGCAGTGGAGGCTTGACGTGTTTTCGACGCACGGGAAAATCTACGAGGCGTCTGCCAGTCAGATGTTCGGAATTCCAATTGAGGAGATTGACAAGGAACTACGCCAAAAGGGCAAAATTTCAGAGTTAGCACTTGGCTATCAAGGGGGTCCTGGAGCGCTTAAGCAGATGGGGGCTCTAAACATGGGAGTCAAAGAAGAAGAGCTTCAAGGGTTAGTTGATGACTGGCGCAGGGCCAATAAGAAAATCGTCCAATTTTGGAAAGACGTACAAAGAGCCGCCATCAAAGCCATCAAATCGAGAGCACCTGTAAGACTTGGGAAGCTACGATTTAGATACCGTAAAGGTTTCCTCTTTATAACATTGCCTAGCGGTAGGAACTTAGCTTATGCAAGAGCCAAGGTTGAGCCGGGCGACTATGGAGACAAAATCGTCTATGAGGGCCAAGGAGATAAGGCCTACTTCACAGCGCAAGAGACTTACGGAGGTAAGCTTGTCGAAAATATCGTTCAGGCGACAGCTAGGGATATTCTAGCCGAAGCGCTTCTGAGAATTGAAGCTGCCGGCCATGGTGTTGTTTTCCACGTTCATGACGAGGCTATTATCGAAGGCTCAGGCCTGACAATCGAAGAGGTTAATGATTTGATGGCTCAGGCCCCTGAATGGGCGGAGGGTCTTCCTTTAAATAGCGAAGGCTACATAACAAAGTATTATATGAAGGATTAGATAGATGAAGCAAGAAAAACTAATAGTAAAGTCTTCTCCCCTGCAAGAGCTTCATATCGCAACAGGTAGTTCGCGAACAGCTAAGACATGGAAAAATATCACGCTAACTTGGCAGGAGCTGGTTGAGAGGCTAGAGAAACCTACAGTCACACAAGAGACGTTTGCGGAGTACCAGAAGATGTCTCGAGCAGAAAAAGGGCAAGCAAAAGACGTAGGGGGCTTTGTCGGTGGATGGCTAAAGCAAGGTAAACGGAAAAATGAAAACGTTCAAAGTAGATCCTTGGTTGCGCTTGACGCAGACAGCCCAAGTAAAGATTTCCTAGATAGGCTAGACCTGCTTGCGGATTATGCCTACGTACTCTACAGTACCCACAGCCACTCAAAAAAAGCTGCTAAGTACCGTCTTATTATCCCTACAGACCGTTTAATGATGCCTGATGAATATGAACCAGTCGCTAGATATTTGGCTAATCAACTAGGCATGTCAAACTTTGATGACACGACTTATCAAAGCGTGCGCTTGATGTTCTGGCCGAGTCACTCAAGAGATGCAGAGTTTACGTTTAAATATAACGACGAGGCTTTTCTGAGTGTTGACGAGGTGCTGGATACATATCCGGATTGGCACGACTCAAGCTTCTGGCCCGAAAGCCCGACGCACGCTGTCAAAAGACAGCGCGAAGCTAAAAAACAAGGTGACCCGCTTAGTAAAAAAGGACTTATTGGAGCCTTTTGTCGTAACTATGACATTAGACAGGCCATTGCAACGTTCTTACCTGAGGTTTATGAAGAAGGAGCGACTCCTGATAGGTACACCTACACTGAGGGCTCAACCGCAAATGGCTTAGTTATCTATGATGATGTCTTCGCTTATAGTCATCACGGGACAGATCCCGTGGGGGATACGCTTGTAAATGCATACGACCTTGTTCGTATCCATAAATTTGGAGAGCAAGATAGCGAGGCTAAAGATAATACTCCTACTAATAAGCTACCGTCAAGTAAAGCGATGAATGCTTTTGTCTCTGACTTACCCGAAATTAAAGACTATCTAATGGCGGAGGCTTTAGGCGATTTCGATGAAGAGTTACCAGTCGAAGATGACAGAAGCTGGCTTGAAATTGATGAGAGGGGCGAACCGGAGGTCAATAGTTATTTGCTAGCAACGCAGATTATTAAGGAGGTTCCAATTTATTGGGACGGCTTAGAATTTTTACGCTACGACGCTAAAAAAGGCATCTGGTTGCCAAACGCAGAGGAGTATTTGAAGAGTTATATCTCAACTAAGAAACTCGGTAAAATCACTAAGATTAGGCACATTAGCGAAACCATTGTAGCGATTAAAGCACAGGCTTTCTCAAGCGAAGTGTTTACCGAGAGTGATCTTAACAAGATAGTGCTAGCGAACGGAGTCTATGACTTGAGGGATAACAGCTTTAAGACTAAGTTTGATCCAGAAGTGCATGCAAGGTCAAGCCATCCCGTTGTCTATGACCCCGAGGCGACCTGTGAAACCTTTGAGGGTTTTCTTAGAGAGACCGTCGGAGCTGAAAATATAGATTTCATCTTTGAGTGGTTCGGCTATAACTTTTATCGTGAATACACTATTCAGAAGATGTTATTCATCTATGGCAGCGGAGGTACTGGCAAATCAACACTGATTAATATTTTACGTGAAATGATAGGTGCTGATAATTATTCAGCCGTGACACTGCAGTACCTGATGCAAGAACGCTTTGCAAAAATCGGATTATATCGAAAGACCGCCAACTTCGATACCGATGCTAAACCTCAATACTTAGCAGATGGCGCAACGCTTAAAATGTTGACGGGGGAAGATACGATACACGCTGACCGGAAAAACAAAGAGCCTATTAATTTTTACAATTATGCCAAGCTGTCTTTTGCCATGAATGAGCTCCCACCTATGCGAGATTTCAGTGGGGGACTTAAGCGCCGCATGATGATCCTTGAGATGGATAAGGTTTTAACGCAGGAAGTTAAGGCGAAATACCCGCTAGATAAGATTATGAGCGAGGTGCCTGGTATCTTTAACAGAGCGATGGAGGGGCTTAGAAAGGCCTTAAGTAAGAGAGATTTCAGTATTAGTGCCAGCATGAGGTCAAGTGTCGAGAAATGGGAAAAAGGCAACGATGTCGTAGCTATGTTCCTTGAAGATGAGTGCGATCTTAGCGAAGACTTCAAAGTTCCTGTTAGGGACGTCTACCCAGCCTATAAATTCTATTGTCAGGATTCAGGCTACAAACCTTTGGCCAGAAATTCATTTACACAAAGGATGAATGAACTGAATTTTGAAAATAAGAACGCAAAAATGGGGGGCAAGACCGTAAGATGTTGGATAGGTTTTAGGATAAAAGGAGAATTTTAAAGGGTTACGTTTTTGGGGTTGAGTTGTGATTTCAAAAATTTTGGTTACGTAGTTACGCAGAATTCAGACTTATAAAAAATTTTATAAGTTAAAAAAAAACGTAACTACATAACTTTCCTGAAAAACCTTTCCTGTTTAAGTCGATTTACATAACTAACGTAACTTTTATGCAACCTCAAAAAACCTTTCATAGCAATAGTTTAGACCCTAAGGTTATGTAGTTATGTTTTTTCTTCTATTAACTTAAATATAAATATAAAAAATAAATATATATAAAATAAGGCATATATAAAACACGTATATAAAAAAGAATTAATAAGTTGAAAAAAACGTAACCCTGACCTTTATTGACCAAAGGAGGAAAGATGAGGACTGAAAAAGACATTGAAAATTATTTGAAAAAGAAAACAAAAGGGCTGTGTTTAAAATTTGCAAGTCCAGGGACGATAGGAGTGCCTGACAGAATTGTTGTCATGAACACGGGAACCTTTTTTGTAGAGGTCAAAGCGCCTGGTAAAAAACCAAGACCCAGTCAAGTTGCAATGCACAAAAAAATAAAAAAGGCTGGGCAGCACGTTTGGGTTGTTGACTCCTACGAATCAGTGGACATAGCCTTAAAAGAAATGGAGAACTGGGTGTGAGACTGCATGAGTATCAAGAATACGCTAAGACATGGATAGTAGAGCACCCTTATTGTGGCCTTTTACTTGACATGGGCCTTGGTAAAACGCTGACAACACTATCGGCAATAGATGAGATTCAAAATATTTTTTCCGAGGATCATAAGATTTTAATCGTAGCTCCTAAAAAAGTGGCGGAAGAAACGTGGCCAACGGAGATTGGGAAATGGCATTTTGATTTCACCTACTCTAAAGTTTTGGGGAGTGAGGGAAAACGAATTGAAGCCTTAGAAACAGAAGCCGATATCTATTTGATTAATCGTGAGAATGTTACTTGGCTTGTTGAATACTACAAGACTAAATGGCCGTTTACCTTTGTGGTTATTGATGAGCTGTCAAGCTTTAAGTCTAGTAAGTCAAAACGGTTTAGGGCTTTGCGAAAAGTTAGACCGAAAGTCCAACGTCTTGTAGGACTAACAGGAACCCCAGCGCCTAACAGTTTGATTGATTTGTGGCCGCAGATTTATCTGATGGACAGAGGCGCCAGGCTTGAGACGAGCCAGACTCGATTTAAAGACAAGTATTTTGTTCCTGATAAGCGTAATGGCCTAATCATTTACAGTTGGGCACTTAGGGATGGTGCAGAAGCAGAAATCTATAACAAGATTGAGGACATCTGTGTCAGCATGAAAGCTAAAGACTATCTCAAGTTACCGCCGCGAACCAACAACGTTGTATCAGTTAAGTTATCTAATATGAAAGCCTACAAACAGCTTGAAGCTGATTTGGTGTTGGAGTTTAAAAATAAAGAAATATCTGCGGCTAATTCTGCGGTTTTGGCCAATAAATTACTTCAAATGGCCAATGGTGCTATCTATGATGATGATAAAGCAACAGTTGCTATACACGACGACAAACTTGACGCGCTTGAGAATGTCGTTGAAGAAAGCCAAGGCCAGCCAATCTTAGTTTTTTACCAGTATCAACATGATCTTGAAAGACTTAAGAAACGATTTCCTCAGGCTGAAGAGCTGACGTCGGTTGACAAGTGGAATTCCGGAAAAATACCAATTCTTCTGTGCCACCCTCAATCAGCTGGGCATGGGCTTAATCTGCAAAAAGGCGGGCATATTATTGTTTGGTTTGGGCTAACATGGAGTCTTGAATATTATCAACAAGCTAATGCCAGATTAGATAGACAAGGGCAGACAGAACCCGTTATCGTGCACCACATTGTTGCAGAAAATACAGTTGATGAAAAAGTACTTAGGATTTTACAAGGCAAAGAAAAAAATCAGAACGCCTTACTTGAAGCAGTTAAGGCGCAGTTAGGGGTCTAGATGAAAAAAGAATATGTCGTTAGAATCTACACGGGTAGAGAAAAGAATTTTGAGGCAAAACCTCAGTTTGAAGAGAAAACCTTTACGCGAAAAGCGGACATGTTGAAGTTTTGGAATTCTTGCGAAGCAACAGTTAAAGAAAAATATACTAGGGAGCGGGAGAATGACTGAAGAACAGATGATTGATTGCTTGCTTTATGAGTTAGTAAAAAAAGACAAAGCAATCAAAAAGAAAAACATCATTATCACTGCACTAACAGTTATGCTGCTGATTGTCGTATCAGGGCTTGGCATATCACTTAAAAGTTACTACGAGCCGCAAATATACGGACTACGTGCTCAGCTAAGTAGGACACAAAAGCAGCTTAAACGTGCTAGTGATGATAGAGCTAGACAGACAAAGAGAATTGCAGAGTTGACGAAAAATGGGGGATAAGGATGGACAGATTTGATAAAGCACAAGCGGCAGCGTTTGACTTGATGTGGATGTGTTCTGGTGGAAAATCCAGTCGAACATTTAAAGCGGAGAGGAAGACGTATAAGATGACTCTGGAGGAGGTAAAACTTAGTGAGCAGATTATCTAATGCACAGTTAAAAGCTTTTGACGAATGGCTGTTTGATTATCGTTTTATTGATAACAAGATCGCACTCCGAAAACTTGAGCTACAAACTGATATGAATACTGCGGTAGATAAAAATATCGGTGGAGGAAGAGCAAATTTTGTTTCAAAAGTTACTGAGGATGTGGTTGCAAGGTGGGATTCAGATAGGGAACTAAAGGGTCTATCCAATTTCAAAGAAGCAGTTATTGCAACGTTAAATCTTTTGGATGAAGAACTAACTGATATTTTTAATCTTAGGTGGGGCGTTGGTTCAAGTAACACTTGGGAAGAAATTGCCTATACAAGACATCTGTCGCGTAAGTCTATTTACCGCAAAAGAGAGCGGATTCTAGAAATATTTTCCAAAAAAATAGGAATGTGACACAAAAATGTATGGAATTGTCATCTTTTTGATGATAAATTGGTAGTATGAGTTTGAAGGTAAGGCAGATAGTGTCTTGCCTTTTTGCTATGCTTGGAGGTGATGGAAAATTGAGTAAATTAACCCTAAAACAGAAGCGTTTTGCAGATGAGTACATCATCTCAGCTAACGCGACAGCAGCGGCTATTAAAGCAGGGTATAGTAAAAAGACAGCAAGGTCAATAGGTCAAGAAAACTTGACCAAACCTGACATTAAAGCTTATATAGACGAGCGGCTTGAAAAACTTGAATCTGAAAAGATTGCTACGCAAGAAGAAGTCCTACAATATCTCACTTCAATTATGCGAGGAGACCAACAAGAAAAGACGCTCATTAGCGTTGGAGAGTTTGGTCAGAAGATAGTTGACATCGATGTTGGTGCCAAGGATAGAATCAAGGCAGCTGAGCTACTAGGCAAACGGTACAGGTTATTTACTGACAAGGTTGAAATGGATGTCAGCTCAGATGTAACCATTAACGTAGGTGAGTGGGATGACGACTAAACAGCGCCCTAAAATTAATATCGTGATCAAGCATCCTAGCAAAGTTTTTAACAAACATATCTACGACAAACTTTACAACTATAGCAACTTCACGGAAGTTCATTATGGTGGGGCGTCTAGCGGAAAGTCTCACGGTGTTTTTCAAAAGATAATTTTAAAAGCACTTAACCCTAAATTCAAACATCCCAGAAAGATATTAGTTCTCAGAAAAGTCGGTGCAACTGTTAGAGACTCTGTATTTGCTGATATCATGTCTAATTTGTCGTATTTCGGCATCTTGGATAAATGTAAGATAAATATGTCGGCTTTTAGAATAACGCTCCCAAATGGCGCAGAATTCATTTTCAAGGGTATGGACAACCCAGAGAAGATTAAGTCAATTAAGGGTATATCTGATGTGGTTATGGAAGAAGCTAGTGAGTTTACGCTTGATGATTATACGCAGTTGACCTTGCGTTTAAGAGATAAGAAACATCTAGAGAAGCAAATATATTTGATGTTTAACCCGGTATCAAAAGTAAACTGGGTTTATAAAGCCTTCTTCGTTAAGACACCTAAGAATACAGTTGTCTATCAAACAACTTATAAAGACAACCGCTTCTTAGATGATGTCACGAGAGAAAATATCGAGGAACTAGCCAATAGGAATGAAGCTTATTACAAAATATATGCTCTTGGCCAGTTTGCTACACTTGATAAACTAATTTTTCCCAAATATGACAAGCAAATATTAAACAAAGACAAGTTATCACACTTGCCTTCTTTTTTTGGTTTGGACTATGGATTTATCAATGATCCTTCGGCACTTTTGCATGTTAAAATCGATGACGCAAACAAGAAGTTATACATCTTAGAGGAATATGTCAGGAAGAATTTGACCAATGACAAAATAGCAAATGCTATAAAGGACCTCGGCTATGCCAAAGAAGAAATCAGAGGAGATTCGGCTGAAAAGAAATCTAATCAAGAGCTGAGGAATTTAGGTATTCCTAGAATGATTGATGTTACCAAAGGGCCTGGAACCGTTATGCAAGGAATACAGTATTTGCTTCAATATGATTGGATTGTTGATGAAAGGTGTGTCAAGACTATTGAAGAACTCGAAAATTACACTTGGAAGAAAGACAAGAAGACTAATGAGTATACCAACGAACCAGTTGACAGCTATAACCACTGCATTGATGCCATAAGATATGCCGTACAAGACAGAATATACCAGTCGGCGGATAGAAGTAAGCGCATGAAAAATGCTAAATATTATTTTTAGGAATGAGGTGAAACTTTGGAAGAAAAACAATTTTTAGCAGGAACTCGTTTTAATGAGAATGCTAATAAGCAATTTATTATGCTGCAAGAAGACTTTGAAGCAATTGACTATGAATCAAAACTTTGGATAGATCAACTTAAGAATTACATTTCAAGGTTTAAAGCAGAACAATTAGAGCGTTTGAAAGAGTTAAAGCGATACTATCTTGGGGATAATAACATCAAGTATAGACCTGCTAAAACAGATAAATACGCAGCGGATAATCGTATTGCAAGTGATTTTGCTAAGTATATTACGGTATTTGAGCAAGGTTATATGCTTGGCGTTCCCGTTGAGTACAAAAATGAAAATAAAGACCTCCAGGCAGCTATTGACCTTATGTCGGTCAGAAACAATGAGGACTACCACAACGTCAAAATAAAAACAGATTTATCAATTTATGGAAGAGCCTACGAGCTGTTAACTGTTGAGAAAATAGATGACAAAAAAACCGAAGTAAAACTCTACCAGCTCCCGGCCGAGCAAACTTTTGTTATCTATGATGATACATACCAGCGAAATTCGTTGATGGCCGTTCATTTCTACGACATAGATTACGGCTCAGGTAAACGTAAACAGATTATCAAAGCATATACTTCCGACACAATTTATACCTACGAAGACTATAACCTTGAAACAAAAGGTATGCGATTAAAAGATTATGAAGGACATTTTTTTAAAGGTGTACCAGTCAACGAATACGCTAATAACGAGGAGCGAACGGGGGCTTATGAGTCTGTACTTGATAATATTGACGCCTATGATTTATCTCAATCAGAGCTTGCTAACTTTCAACAAGATTCAGTCAATGCGTTGCTTGTAATAGCTGGTAATGCTTACACAGGAGCTGATGAGAATGACTACTTAGATGATGGCCGATTAAATCCTAATGGTCGTTTAGCGATCTCAATTGGGTTTAAAAAAGCCCAAGTGTTAATTTTAGACGATAATCCTAATCCAAATGGCGTTAAACCGCAAGCGTACTTTCTCAAAAAAGAGTATGATACCGCCGGTAGCGAAGCCTACAAAAATAGATTAGTTGCAGACATTTTGAGGTTTACTTTTACGCCAGATACACAAGATATGAAATTTTCAGGAGTTCAATCTGGTGAATCAATGAAGTATAAGCTTATGGCTTCTGACAACTATCGCGAGAAGCAAGAGAGGTTGTTTAAAAAAGGATTAATGCGACGCTTACGCTTAGCAGCTAATATCTGGGCCATCAAAGGGAATGAAGCAACTACATATAGCCTTGTAAATGATACGAGTATAGTTTTCACACCTAATCTTCCTCAAAACGATAATGAAATTGTTACAGCTGCACAAAATCTTTATGGCATTGTTAGCGATCAGACTATCTTTGAAATCTTAAATACTGTCACAGGAGTAGATGCTGAAGCAGAGCTTAAACGCTTGAAAGAAGAAGCTGATAAAAAGCAATCTTTACCGGAGCCTAGATTGGTAGGTGATGCTAGTGGTCAAGAAGAACCAACGGCAGAAAAGCCTTAATTACTGGCAAAAGCGTCAAGAAGATATTCTAAGTTATTTAGACAGAACTGATTTAGATGTCTTTTCAGAACTGCAGAAGTTATATAATGAACAGGCTTTTGAGTTACAAAAGGAATTGTTTGATTTTTATACTAAGTATTCTGAAGAGAACAAAATGACTTATCAGGATGTCGTTAAAAAACTACGTCATGAAGATTTATCAGATTACGTAGCTAATGCTAACAAGTATCGTAAACAAGCTGAGAAAGATCCTGAGCTGCTAAAACGACTTAATGAGCAGTATGTATCAGCAAGAGCTACAAGGATGGATGCATTAAATCTTGAGCTTGTTTATCGTGCGGGGATACTAAAAGGTGTACTTGATTCAGCATTTGAAAATCATTTAAAAAAAGTTGCCTCATATGCTTATAAAAAAGCAATGGGTGGACGGTCAGGGACAATCAATGGTCCAGTTTTAGAAGAACTGGTTAGAACCCCGTTTGATGGTTATAACTATTCAGAACAGTTGTGGGGCAATACTGACAATCTTGTTAAGAATCTTCAAAAGAGATTAAAACAAGGTTTTGTTCGTGGCGAGCATCCTAGAGCGATGGCCAGAGATTTAGCTAAGCGATTTAATGTTGCTAATCACAGGGCTGAAACACTAATCAGAACTGATGGAACTATGGTGATTAATAATGCTACCGCTAGGCGCTACTTGAATGCAGGACTTAAGTATTATCGTGATTTAGTTAGACTTGATGACAGGACAACTGAGATATGCCGTACAATTGCTAAAGAAAACAAAAGAAAGCTATTATCTGAGCTAAAGCCTGGAATTAATGTAGCACCCTATCATTTCAACTGCAGAACAACTATTATTCCTGATGAAGATGAGCTAAGTATTGAAGTAGAACCAATTGATGATAAAAGCACTAAGTATTTTAAGGATGTCACCTCAGATTGGATAGATGGAAATGAGCATAAACCACAACTGTCACTACTAAATGAGTACGTAAAAAATGGCACTCCTTACAAAGTAGATGGCCATAGTGTCGTTCTTGATCATTCGAATTATGAATATAGAGTTGCTAATTGGTTATCCAAAAAGACAGGATTGCAAGTTGACATGGTGCCAAGAGTTAATTCCCCTGAACATATCAAGACTCCTGATTATTTAGTTGATGTAGCTCCTTTTGATCTAAAAGAAATCACAGGTTCGGGTAAAAACGTCATTGATGGCAATCTACGAAAAGCAAAAAAGCAGGCAACTAATATCATTTTTGATATAACAAAAACCCCTTTATCATTTGAAGAGATAATGGGGCAATTAGAACATATTTATATGATAGATCGTAGGGGTCTTGATATATCAATTATCAAAAATAAAGATGAGGTATTAGCTGTATTAGAAAAAGAAGGAGGATGACCCACCGCCTCCACAGTAAACTGCTTCATGGGCGTTAGACCATCATCCTTCTTTATCTCAATTATACATCACCCTATTAAAACTATCAAGGAGGAAAATATGTTTATTTGGCAAATGGTATTAGTGGCACTAGGTGTATTGGTACTCATATTGATTGTTGGCATTGCAGCAATAGCGGTTAAGTCAATTATTGCAGAATTGAAAAAAGAAGGA